CGGTGTTATTGATAAGGTAAAACTTCTCAATCTGGCAACCAGAACCAAGTATCAAATTACGTACAGAACCAATACCCGTAGAGCTTTCTGTTATGTTTAAACGCAGATTTCTAGCCGCTTGGGTTGTTGCAGAGTCTGTTAATGTAATTGTTACATCGGCATCTGATGGGAAATCTACGGTAGCTTGACCCGTAATAGCTTCTCCCAAAACCGCATCACCCAGATTGGCGTTGGTAAGCGTGCCCCATGAACCTGCGTTTGCCCCTGTTTCAAGCAACTCTATTTTAAGTGCTGACCATGTACTTGCCATTTTTAACTCCTAGTTTGTTGAAACATCAGTCCAAGCTGCTGTTTGCGTATTACCGATATTCTGCCAGTTTGCGGTTTGCGTGTCATCTATAACACTCCATCCAAACGCCTGTGAAAATGCGTTAACCGCTCCAGTTGCCGATACGCCCGTTAAGGCTATTGACTTGCTAATTCCTACCGACCCCACTGCGCCTGTTGCAGCTACACCCGTTAAAGCCGGAGAATGCAAAACACCCAGTGTTCCAACCGCACCCGCCGATACCACACCTGTTAAAGCTACGGAGAACGCTGGAACCACCGTCCCAACAAACCCGCTGGCAAAAGTCCCATTCTCAACAATAATGTACGATGGTACGACCGTTCCTACATTACCCGTTGCCGATACACCCGTCAGGGCTATCGCTGTACTACCTACTACCGTTCCTACCGCACCGGTTGCTTGAACACCTGTCAGGGCTATTGCTTTTTCAATACCTACTGACCCTACGGCTCCTGTTGCTTGAACGCCCGTTAAGGCGTTTGCTGTATTAGCTACAACCGTCCCAACCAAACCAGAGGCCAATACACCTGATAGGGCGCTACTGACATTTGCTACAACTGCTCCAACCGCGCCTGTAGTTTCGTTTCCAGTCAGGGCTATGGATTTAATAATCCCAACCGCGCCAACGGCTCCTACACTTGCAACGCCAGTCAAGGCACTTGCCGTACTAGCTACCGCTGTCCCTGCCGCTCCTACACTTGCAACACCCGTTAGGGCTACCGATACATTGGCCTTGACACTTCCAACGGCTCCCGTTGCTTGAACGCCCGTGATGGCAAGTTCACCGCCGCCCCAGACACTACTACCCCATGTACCGTCGCCCCATCCAAGAGACATGACATCAAGTTGTTGACAACCGCAATAGCGCAGTAGTCGTTGTACTTGTTGGCATCGTTAGCGTAAACACCCCGGACGTAATGGTCTGGCTACTGAATGTGTGAACGCTAACCGCTGTGTTGCCCTGTGTGGAGTTGTAAATCAACACCGCATCAAAAGCAGCAAAGGTTACAGGTGTTGCACTAGCCCCGTAAACAATACTTGCCGAAGGAGTCCAATAAGCCACCCCTGCGGTAGCTGAAGCGTTTGTAGCTACAGGCACATTAGCGTTGGTAATTACCTCACCACCAGCCGAATAGTTGGCTGACGATACTTCGTTGCTTGCACTGTATGCAGTAGTTGAGGCATTTATTGTTGCCCCGACAAGATACAAAGCTGCTTTAAACGTGTCTACAGTTGGGGCAGTCAAACTACCCCTGCTGGTCAGCGTGATAGTGCCAAATTGATGACCGCCGTTTAGTAACTCTCCCATGAAGGAGGTGCACATTGATTGTGTATTTGCCATGATTTATCCTAGTGATGCTGCTTCAAGACCCGCTAACATGGATTTTTTCAAAGCCACATGAGCAGAACGATGTACTAATTCGCCGTCCAACCAATACTCCACCCATGTGGTAGTTTCGTTATCATTATCTATGGTTCCTTCACGCTTTTCAAGCAATGATTCGTCCATGTCACCTTTGGTCGTGGTAATCAATTTGAACTCCTAATAAGAGCCGCCGTAGCGGTGTTTGCGGGCATGGTGATTGTAAATGTAACGGCAGATGTTTTGTCAGACCCAAAGTCCAAAACAGCTATGGATTTGTTACCTTGGGTAGAGTTGTAAATCAACGCACATCTTGCGGTAATTGCCCCAGTCCATGAGATGTTTGGGAAGCCTACGAAAGCTGTGTACCCAGAAGACGATACTGTGATGGGTGTTAACTGTGCCCCACCAGCAGAGTAAGTGCCTGTATTAGCTACTTCGTTGGTCGCGCTGTATACCGTCGTGTCTTCATTCAAATCCGCGCTGGCTGTGTACAAAGCAATCTTGATAACGTCCGTAGTCAAGTCATGAATACCTTGGTACAACTGCGCCTTAAAGCTGGTGGTCTGGGTCTGGATAATCGACATATCAAGTTACCTTCTGACGGAACTGACCAGAACGGTAAGCGTCTTGACGCTCCATACCATCACCCAAACGTTTAGCCAATGCCAGTGCTTCCATGAACTTCTGGTTGTATAGCGCCATCATGTCGGCCTCACCCTTCATGTAGGTGTAAGCCTCAACCAAAGATGCATACAAAAGCACGGGGTCAAAGTTATCACCTAGCCAAGACGTACCGCCTGAGTTAGTTACAGCAGCAACAGGAACGGAAAAACCAGAACCTGTCCCACCAATATTGGCTGCGGCAGCAGATAGCGTATCTGCAACACTGTACTGCGCACCGCCGTCTGTAATAGTTACGGCTGTTACTGCGCCGCCAGCTACGGTAATTGTTGCCAACGCACCACTTCCAGAACCGCCCGTTAAAGGCACATCAAAGTACGTACCGGCTGTGTATGCGCTACCACCCGTAATAGTTCCTACTGCAGCCACAGGGCTTTGAACAATTGAAGGTGGGTAGAAGAAATAGTGCAGTTCCGCCCCGTATGCGGCATCTGGCGTTGGGCCAAGAATAAAAGTTAGCTCAGCCGGATTGTCTGAACGTGGGCCAAACAAAGCATAGTACCTAGGAAGCCCTGTGTCTGTGGGCTGTGGGTATGCTTGCCGGATAAAGTTAACGTCTTTGTTTAACAAGTACTCGTACTCACCACTGGCGCTAATAATGGCCAACGAATACACCGCTAAGAAATCCGTGGGGCACTGCAAGTACTTATTGTTCGTTGTGGTTGTGCCTGTCACATTACTGCGCAAAGACGGAAACTGTACCGAGTTGAATATACGCTCTTCAGCTTGCTGAACGAACACGGGGATATTAGCCACGAAATCTGCTTCCGTGTTCTCCGTGTACGCTTGGATAGCGTTGCTGAGTTGCGTGTAATTCATGCCATCGGGCCTCTAGCAATCGTGCCTTTGGTTGCCGCGCCGTTACCACGAGTGACGATACCGGATGTCTTAGTGGTTTCGTTACCAGCAGCCTTGCTGATGTTGCCAATAGACATGTTGATAGTATCGGCTTTACTGCGGTTTGGGGGACTGCCGGGATTTGTAGACGCAACAACAGGCGCACCACTCATGGTGTGGGGCTTGGCGTACGCAGAAGCGGATAGATTATTTATCTTGGCCATATTATTTCCCCTGATTCTTAACTTTGGCCATACCGCGACCATACTGCATCATCATCTCATTGGTCTTACCACCCTTGGCAAGTTTTGTAGGCGTTTTGCCACCGGCTCGCATGTTTTTAACTGCAGCATCGGGATGTGCAGACTTCATGCCTTTGGCCATGTGTGATTTAAGTGCTTTCTTTGCGTCCATGTTCGACTCCTTATGTCGTTGTAACCGTAACTGTACCAACAAATGTCGTTGCCACCAAGTAGTTTGGCGTTAGTGCAACATCAAAATTACTTGACCCACCAACAGGGTTCCACCCCCACTGAACATCTCGAGAACCACCAGTCAAACTACCACTAGCGTTTACACCTGCCGTAACGTACGTTGTGTCCTTGCGCGGGTTGCGCACAGCCTGCGGATCATCTACTGGGTACATACCCAACAACAACTGCGGCTGATCTGGATCAAAACACTGCGGGCACACAAGCAGATTATAAATCTTTGTCTTCTGTATCTCTTTACGAAGTGCCGTCAATTTGAACTGTTGGCCACATCTATCGCACATGGCGATACTGTTTTTACCAGAAGCAAACCGATTGCCCATTTACGTACCACTGCCAATAAACTGTTGCCTCGGAACAAAACGTACCGAAGCCTTTTCACGATCTTCATCAGCGGCCAACTGCCAAGCTTCATCGTATTGTTGCTTCAAGACCGGCAGACGCTCAGCGCCATTCTCAATCTTAAGAGCCAAGTAGTAGGCCAAGCCTGCCACCATACAGGGCAGGAAGCGGAAAGGCACGTCCATCGTGCGTACACCCCCGCCAGCATCATCAATACGGCGCATACGCCAGTAAACAAACTGATATGTTGTGCTGTTGTCTGGGGTTGGCCAGAGGGTCACAGATGGCAGATTCTGCGTAAATACAGACACGCCAGTTGAGTGTGCTGCGGCAGTTGTGCCGTTCTGCCCACGGAAACAGTTGTTAAGCACGTTGCCAGAGATGTAACCGTACTGCACTGTCTCGTTCTCGATCAACAAGAACCCTGTAGCTGGGAGTCCCGCCGCTGAAGTTAGTGTGATTGTTGTATCTGTGGCCGTGATCCCGCCGTTAAGCGTGGTGCCAATAGAGGAAGTCTGGCCATCCAAACGCTGATACCACACCTGAATAGGACGGGCTTGTTGCAGTTTGTTGGGGATTGTGGCGTAAGTAGAAACACTGATACGCGTGATGGTCAAGTCAGCTTGCGTAGATGCGCTACCCGCGCCCGTGCGAATCACATGCTCAAGTAGATCCACTGTATCTACGGGTAGTGCGTAGTTGTTTAGACCCGGAGTCAGGTTAATCGTACCCTGCTCAAACGTCCACATGTTGACACCGCGGTTTGCCCAATCAGCAAACATCAAGTTTAATGAACGACGGGCTGTACGTAAGTCGTAGCCCGTACGCAACTCCGAACCAGCGCGTTCAAACGCTTCCTCAACCAACTCAGTGAGGTCAAGGTTAAACGCTGTGGTTCCTGAAGTGGTCATCTAAATCCTGCCGTTTTCTTTGCAATCGTTTTAGGTTGGGCTACGAATTGTTTTCCGGCTTTTTTGCCAGCACGTTTCGCACGCGTTGTCGCAGCGTACTCACTTGGACTGAGACTTTTAATCGCAGCGCTAGGAAGGTATCGCTCACCAGTGTCAGAAGATTTTTTACCACTTTTGGTTCTCCATTTTTGGTCGCCCCAGTCTTTCAATGATTTCTGAGGCGCTTTCAATCTCGGTAACCCCCGCCTGCCGCCTTGTACTTCTTGGCAACAAGCTGAGCTTTACGCGCTGACCACTGACCTGCACCAGTACCCTGCGTTGCTGCGGCTTTTACTTGAGACACAATTCTCTTGCGAAGGCTTGGCTTTGTGTAATTGCCAGCAGCGTTAACCTTCCCACCCTCTTTGTACTGGGTAAAGTCAGTGTCGTCCCGCCGGGCTTTCTTGACGCCCTTGGGCATTTTAGAAGGGGAGATGTCCCCCATACCACGGCTGGCCATCATACTATCAACACATCTTTCCGCGGGTCTTGCCTTTAGTGGCAATACCGTCAGCGCGAGAAGAAGCAGAACCGCCAGAAGCATAGCCTTTGACTTTACCACCACGTCTCATGCTCATGTCAGATGTTTCAGTATTTTCATAGCTGATGTTAGTACCGGGTTTATTTGTTGACGGCAACGCTTCTGGCTCACGCTCTGTATCAAAAGACTTCTGGCCACTACGAACGTACTCGTCACGCGGCACAGCGTTCTTAGATCTCATGATCTCGCCCTTGCGAGTATCAGAATCACGCGGTACGTACGCGCCCATTTTAGGCTTACCGCCAACAGACTTTTGCTCTTCAGGAGCCATCTCAGTCGTGTACTTTTTACCGTTAAAAGTAAAAGTCTTATCGCCCGCAGCACGGGCTTCGCGGAACGCTTTTCCAAATTTACTAGTAGTCATAATTAACTCCTTAGCAGGCTTTGCCGCCGCGTTTCATGCCAATCTCTGTGCCTTTGGTATTGCCTTTAATAGCAATACCGTCAGCGCGTTTGGAGGCAGAACCGCCATTGGACATACCGCCCATATTCATTTTCTTGGCTTTAGTCATGCCGCCGTGCTTCATTGCGCCTTTACCGTCACCGATAAACGCAGGCTTGCCATCTTTCATGGGCATACCGCCACCAGCCATTTTCTTAGCTCCGGCTTTTTTCTTAGCCATCATTGCCATGAAGCCGGGATTCATTTTGCTTGCCATAGTATCACCACCTTTAGAAAATTTGCGGCTTTTGTCCGCTTGGTTAAACTCTTTACCCACGGACTGTGGGACTCCTACTTTCTTAGCAAACGACGGGTTGTTAGCCACCGCCGCCATGAAATTGTGTTGCTTCTTACTCGTCGACGGCATTGTCTGCCTTCTTACGTTTAGTCAAATCACGAACAGTATCAGACTCCCAAATACGAAGCCCAAGATAAATGATCGTGAACAGAGAAGCCAAAGGCGGAAGCCACGTAGCCATGACACCAACAGTTGTTAAGACTGCCGCGCCATCCGCAACTGCTTTAGCTGTGTCGTGCTGAGTCATACCATCCGCCCTTTTGTCTTGCCTTGTATAGCGCAGCCATCAGCCGCAGTTACATAGCCCCCATCCTTACAGTTCCACGCTCTCAAAGACTTATTGATCCTTGAATCCGGGTCGTTGGCTGTCTTCGCGCTGGTTAGCTTCTTCTTCATGCCTTCCATACGAGCGCAAAAGGAGTCGCGCCGTGAGCCGCCCTCGGGTTGAGGCCGCTTCAATCCGGGTTTCCCGGGGTTGGCCGCGTTGTACGAGGCCCGTCCCTTGGCGTTTAAGCCACCCTTCTCGGATTTGCCCTCTTTGCGTTGCCATGCTGGAGATTTAGCCATAAAACACCGTTGCTGTTACAGAACCGCCAACACCTACAAACATACCGTTTTTGCAATAGATGCCTTCACCGGGGATCAGCACTGGCAAACCAACAATGTTGAACGTGTCAAGCTCTAACAAGATACTACTATAAAACGTTATGGCTCCGCTAGTTGCAGTGCTCGCTGCAGTTGTTACCGTAAAGACGTTTGCGTTTGTTACAGTCACCGCATAGACCCCGTCCGCTGCCGTACCAGTAGTAAAGTCCATAAAGACTCTATCGCCTGTAGTCAAGCCGTGAGCCGTAATAGTGACGGTAACTGTGGTGCTTGCCGCAAGCCTAGCGTATGTGCCTGTCTTAAAAATTGTGGGATCAGCCACTGCCATATTACGTACAGACGCTGAAGCTGGGGACACCGTAATAGATTTAAGCCGAACGGCATAATTTGTCACTGTTTTAGACGTTGTTACGTGGGAGGACTTAACGTCATATTGCATTGCCATGATGCCGTCCTATC